GAGGTTTTTAAATCAGACATTAAATAGCTTCAAGTGTTGTTACGATAGATGTTGGGTCTTCTTCATCAACCGTAATAATTGTATTACGAACTGATTGTATAATTCCTTTTTCTGATTCAATAGACAAACGAATAAGTCCATCAGAAGTAACTACTGAACGAATGTTAATATCGTTAATTGTTACAATACCACTATCATAATCAATCGTGCCAGCTGTAGAATCAACAACTTGTCTTTCAGCATTTGTGTCATAATAGATTGTTCTTAATGCACCAGTTCTTGCATCAATGACAGCTGTAGCTGTTGCACCGTATCCATTGCCACCAGATATAGTAACAATAGCACGAGTATAATCAATACCACGATTGGTCACTTCAATACTTTGAATTGAACCATTGACAATTGTAGCGGATGCAGTAGCACCAACACCATCACCCGTAATCGTAACAGTAGGTGCCGTTGTGTATCCTGTGCCTGGATTTGAAATAGAAATTGAAGATATGCCTGAATATGATTGTGGTATTTCTTCAAAGGTAACTGTTCTTGCAACACCATTAGAATCATTGACAACAAATTCAGATGAAACTAATTTGTTTGAAATAGTACCACGATGTAAAGGCACATTAAAGTTAATTGTATAGGCTTGGCTAGAAGCAAGTGTTGGTTCAAATCGTTTTTGAACACGAACAATTGTTTCTGAACCAAGAATAGCATTCATATCTGTTTCATCTACATCATCTTGTAATTTAGATAGAATAAAACGAGCATCAAATTTATTTAATTCACGGTCACGATAAGCTAAAATTGCATTACGAATTGTTTGTTTAATTGCGGTTTCTGAACTTGTAGTTTTTTTACTATCATATTGAACAGTATTTTCAATGACAAGATAGAGATATTCTGGATCCAATATTTCAGTTTGAACCGCTACAATAGATTTTGGTGAAATAATCTCATCAATAATTCTTTGTTTTTCTGTTTCTGAAATAAAATAGTTATCAGTTGGTTTGAGTGATACAAATACTTTACCGTAAACTGGCGGTGTGTTTTCTTCTCCACCCCACACAGAAACAGAATCAAGGTTTGGATAATTGTTTAGAATGTATGATTCATAATCTTTAAATGTTACTAAACGGTTCTGTGTTGAGAATTGAGCTGCAGCTGAAAACTTAATGTTATCCACAGATTCACGCTCAGCGCCACCGGCAGCTGCACTCACAGGAGTGATTGTAAAATTAGTTTGTGAATTGCCCAACGAATCGGTTAGTGTGGCTGTTGCTACAAAGTTATTTGCTTTATTTGCAGCTGTTCCGTTTGTAAGTAAATATGTTGTTGTAATAGAAGCGCCGTCAGGTAATGATTTACCAATTACATCGTTACCAAAATAGATTTGATATTTGCCACCTCTTTCTTCTTGTAGAAAAAATACTTCTGAAGTAGCATCAACATCTAGGATTTCGGACACTTTATTATAAACAGATGTAGATGTATTACCCACACTTGGTGCAACAGTTACTTTTAATGTAGTAGTATCAATATTAGCATCAGGTAATGTAAATATTTGTTTTGGGTTTGTAGCTGAATTGTGAGTAAAATTATAAGTCACAAGTTGACCTTCATAAATTTCAAGGTTTTCAAATACAAACTCTGTGTTTGATTTCGTAACAGTTACATCATTTAATACTACAAAGTTATATGATTTAGAATCAATTTGATTTGATAAGAATGAAAAACCTTCATTCAATGTCATTGTAGCTGAAGTGGTTGTGTTTGATTCTACTGAAAAGTCAATAGTAGCTACAGGAGCTCTTGTAGAATGTGGCACATAGTTTAATGTTTTAGCATGTGATACCGCTGAATCTCTTAATAATGCTGTATCAAGAAAAGCCTCATTGGCAACCATATTAAGATAGTAAGCATTATAGTGAGTATTGTAAGCTAATAAATCAATTAATACAGAAAGACCAGCACCATCAAAATCATAGTCAGTAAATTCTGCCTGTTGATTTAGGAATGTTTTTAAGTTGGTCTTGATTGTATCAAAATCAAGTTCTGATATTCTTAAACGGTCTGCCATTTTATCTAATTCGCTCTAGGAAAAAATTAATTGTTAGTGGTGTTGGATTATTAATCACAAAGAATTCTAATTCAACTTTGAAACCATTATTATCTGGATCCGCCACTACGGTCACTTTAGATGTTTGAACACGAGGTTCAAAGTTATCTATGGTTTCAATAATTTCTCTTTCAATCTGTGCGCCTGTTACAGCATCTACATTCTCAAACAAAAGACGGCGTATATTACTACCAATCTCTGGTTGAAATGGTCGTTCATAATGGTTAGTTAAGATTAGGTTCTTAACCGCATTAATAATTGCATATTCGTTTTTATGCGTATTGATGTCTTTCTTAACAGGATGAATAGTGAAATTCAAATCCAAATCTTTGAAAGACCTTGCGTTATCTATATCTACCGTAGCCATGTTCTATTTATTCTACCTCGGAAGCGGAATTAACATCCGAGCAATCTGTTCCACCAGTTCTTGTGTCAGCTGGACATGAATAATCTGTTTTACCAGATTGTCTTCTTTCATAGAAATTACCACCAATCCAACGGCGATAATTGCCATTATGTCTTATATTTGAATCGCCCTTGATTGTTTCTGTTTTTGAGCCAACACTCGCATTAAAGGCACCACCTACGGTAAGGTTAAAATCACCGGCAACTTTCCAATTTACATTACCATCCACATACAAATTAACATTACCTTGAACATAAACTGAATCGTTACCAACAATTACACTAAACTTGTCTTTTTGGATGCGTTCAGCACGGTCTCCAGCAGGTCCCCATTCAACATATGAACCCGACCGATGGTACAAGTGTATTCTTTCATTATTTTTTGTGTCATCAAACTCTAGGGCGTGTCCTGATTCACTCTCATATACATTGTTATATGGGTAAGTGGCATTGTAATATGGTTCTGGTTCTACCCGTGAAGCTTTCTTTGCCTTTTTTTGTGATACAATAGAATCATCAATGCTTTCATTTCTTGCCAAGCGTGATGTGGTTGGTTCATCTAATTGCCTTGGATAACCTGTTTGTGATTCATTTGGTTTAACTGGTGCTGATGTTAATTGGTCACCTGTTCTAGGGTCATTAAAGCCTTCTTGTGCATTAGGTGTTTTTAGTGGGATATTAGGAAATACTCCAAGAATGATTGGTTCTTGTGCGTTCTCACCATCAATAAAGAAACCAAAAACCATATCGCCTTCTTTTGGTGCATATGGATTTGGATTATTTGTTGGAAGTGATGGCATAGCCCATGGCAAATCTGAAGTTGGTAAACGCATTTTATCATCAGCATGCCAACCAATACATCTCACACGGCAACGGCCAAGTTTTAATGGGTCTTGTCGGTCTTCAACAACACCAACCCACCAGATAAATCCGTTTTTACCAGCAAAGTCTTTGTTTTCGTTTGATGTCATATTAAGTATAATTCAATAATAATTCGTTTTGTTGAGGACTACTTGTAGGAATAAATGGATTATTTGAAGAACTTGAAGCTACTTCAAGAATCGTTTCGTGTTTATTGTATCCAATAATATGTCTTGCGGCTACAATAATATATTTACCACTTAAACTTAAATCTTCATTAGAATCACCTTTTTCTTTTTTAGCATATGCTGGTGCTGAAATGTGAACATTAAAACCAGATGTCAGTTGAAAGTTACCAGGCATAACTAATTTTAATCTTTTAGCCATAAGGTTTTCAAATATAGCTCGTCTTTGAAAGATATAATTTTCATACCCTTCGTCTTTTGAAATGGAAGCAGGATCATTTTGTTTAATATAATTACTGTATCTTCGTGCTGTTCCAAAAAGGCTTAATACTTTTTTAGAATCATAAGCTTCATCATTTTTTTGACCGCTACGATTCTGAATAGATGTAAAATTTGGAGTTGGATTTCCGTGTTTCATTAAATCATAGTGGTCAGCATAGCCAATATTTCTGTTTGCAAACATTCTAGTCATTGGATCAAAACCAATAAATTTACCAGCATTTACACCGTTTCTTGTTTTATCTATACTGTCATTTTGAAGTATAACTTCATAACTACGAGCTGAAGTCAATTCTTCAATTGAATTTCTTTGATTCAAATTCTTTGGTTCAAGGCGAACATCCATAATTTGTTCTAATGATAATAATGTGGATAATGAAACAAAATTATAACCAACAATATTGTTGTAGAACACATAATTAGGTGAACTACGAGAATCTAATGACCTTTTGGCACACCACTCAATGGCTTCTATTGGTCTTAAATTTGGAATAACAACTTTACGAACACCAGATGTAGATTCATGTAATGCACGGTTTTTCTTTGGAACTTTAAGATAGTTTGTTAGAATCTTATCTGCAATATCAGAATATGAAGTATCAAAGCTTTGATTAACTTTTTGTTGGTCAGAATACATTAACTCATCAGAAACAAAATGTAAAACATAAGCTTCACTATTTTGATTTATATTCTTACGATTAGATTGTTTATGGATACGAAACGCCTTTTTAAATACAGCTTTATCTGAATTAATATCTTTTGAAATGTTAATAAGAATAGCTTCAGAACCATCAAATAATAATTTGCCTGATAAGCCAACAGAATCGGTAATTAAAATGCTACCACTCATTACAGGCAATAACAGAGAATCATAAATGTTTAACTCTGAATAAATGGCTGTAATGTCAATTGAACCAGCTTTTGTGACAATGATAATCTCATTGACCTTAAACTGGCCAGAATCTTTTAATTCAAAACTCATAAACTAATAACTCGTCTAAATTCTTTCTCAACTTCAGGTATAAATTCTTTTTTCAACAACTTAATCTCTCTTTTAGCCTCATTAACTTCTACTTCATAATCATAATAGGTTTGTTTTTCTTTGGTAATGGCTTCAGTTACAACTGCACCACTATTCAATGTATATGATGTGCTTGAAGACGCTACATTAGCGTATGTGTTAGCATCTACTTGAAACTTTTCTTCAATCTCTGTGCCATCTGAAGATGTTCTTGTAATAATCTTATAATATGCTTTGGTGTTATTAGTGCTTTGTGCCCATTGAAGACCTGAAACTGGTGTTGTATTAGCTGCACCGTTGGCTGTATATTTCGTGTCAACAAATTCAATAAGAGTATTGTTATCTAAAGGCCAATCAAATTGTGGGTCAATAATATCATTAAACAATAATACAATCCAATGCCTTTCAGGATTATCATAAAATTTAGAAGCAATAATTTCTGGAGTATCAGCATCTTTGATTTGATATTTGTAAAATGCTGATGAATTATCTTTTAACTTCTTTTCAAATCCAAAACGAGAAATAATATTTGTAACAGTATCAAGGCCTGTTGCCTTTGTGTTACTTGTATAATATGTTTTTGGATAGTAATTAAATAATTTTGCCATATTAATATCTCAATGAAGGTAAATCTTGTCTATAATCTTCTTTTGTAAGATAAGTTGTTTCTTTGAACTGTAAAGTCATTTGAATAGCCACAGGCATACCTGTTTTACCAAGTGACGGTTTATTTTCACCAGGCACTTCATATGCGCTAAAACCATTTGGCGCATAATTCAAATCAATACTTTCAAGCACACAAGTACCAACTTGTGGTATATTTGGATTTTGTGAACCGCCATAATAAAATTTAATTTCAAATTCAGATGGAGGTGTTAATAAACCATCTAGTGTTCCTGAATCAGTTAATCCCAATTCAGGTGCTTGATGAAAGCGTAATCTTTCAATGAGTTTTTGAACTTCTTCAGCTTCTCTTTCTGACCTTGGATAAAAGAAGAAGTCATATTGAAATGTTCTAAATTGTGGTGATGAATAAATTAATTCAAGCATAGGATTAACTACTTTACCGCCAGTTAAACCAAGGAGTGCTAATTGGCCTGTTTGTCCTGCACCAAGATTTCTAGCAAAAACTTGTCCTGCACCAGACTTTAAAGCAGCAATTGACGCTTCTTTAATACCTCCTCTTTTAAATGATTCAACAAGACCTGGAGCGGCTACAGCTAATTGACCGGCAATTTCATTACCTGGTGTTAAACCTTCATAAACTTGATTGTGACTGAATAATAATGTATCAGGCATATACAATGCAATTGCATCGGTTGTTAATGAAGTTGTATTTAAAAAACCAAAAGGACTTTTGTCCGTAATCTTTTTAATTGAATTATCAAGCACATTTTGAGTGGACTCTGAATTACCATTAAACACAGTAGCCTGACCAAATACATTGTTAATACCACCTATAACTGCATTTGTTCCTTTTGCTAATACATTATCACTTTTAATCTTTGGTACCAAGTCACCACCAACTTTAGTTGATATGGTGTCAACTGGTCCTAAATTTTGTGTTGCGCCTGGCGCTAATGGTATAGATTGGTCAGCTGATTGATTTGTGGTATATTTCGTTGTTTTTTGTGTGCGAATGTAAATGACCATATAGTGGCCTTTATCATAATTGCCTACATCCAACGGATAACGAAAAGTGTTATATTGATAATCTGTGCCTTCAAGAGCTGATAAAGGACCAAATTTTTGATTTTGTTGTTTATTAAACTTGATGTCGCCTAGACCGAAAAAAGACATGGTTAAATTCCGTAGTTTAGTGTTCGTAGCATAGATAGTATTTATGTCATATAAAGGATGGTTTAGACCCAAAAACCCAACAAAATACAAAGGCGATGCAGCTAATATCGTCTATCGTTCCAATTGGGAATTAAGAGTAATGAAACATTTAGATATTGACCCTAATGTTTTGTGGTGGGCGTCAGAGGAACTGTCTATTCGCTACAAATCTCCAATTGACCAGAGGATGCACCGTTACTATCCAGATTTCGTAATTCGTGTCAGGCAAACTGACGGCAAAGAAAACACTTTAGTCATTGAAGTTAAACCAGAAAAACAAACCAAAAAACCAACTCAAAAGCGTAAAACAAAGACATTTATTCAAGAAGCCACAGCTTATGCCATAAACCAAGAAAAATGGAGAGCGGCTGACCTGTTTTGTAGAGAACATGGTTGGCAGTTCAAGATTCTAACTGAAAAAGACCTTGGCATTTGAGATAAATAGAAGATGGCATATTTAATAGACCGT